ACCATCTTTTAATAAGAATACTGTATGATTATTACCACACATTACTTGTTTTACATTATTTAGATTAGGTATAGTATATAAAGATAATTGTTCAAAATTAGTATTACCAGTACCACATTGACCACAATCATTTTTTCCTACAGTTCTTACAGTACCATCATTTAATAAGAATACTGTATGATATCCTCCGCATGCTATCTGTTTTACATTATTTAGATTAGGTATAGTATATAAAGATAATTGTTCACTACTAGTATTACCAGTACCACATTGTCCAAGGTTATTATATCCTACTGTTCTTACTGTTCCATCTTCTAATAAGAATACTGTATGATATCCTCCGCATGCTATCTGTTTTACATTATTTAGATTAGGTATAGTATATAAAGATAATTGTCGAGTATTAGTATTACCAGTACCACATTGTCCATATTCATTATCTCCTACAGTTCTTACTGTACCATCTTCTAATAAGAATACTGTATAAGATCTTCCACATGCTACCTGTTTTACATTATTTAGATTAGGTATAGTATATAATGATAATTGTTCATAACTAGAATTACCAGTACCACATTGTCCATCGTCATTAGCTCCTACTGTTCTTACTGTACCATCTTCTAATAAAAATACTGTATGAAATCCTCCGCATGCTACCTGTTTTACATTATGTAAATCAGGTATTTTGTATAAAGATAGTTGTGGATGAGTAGTATTACCAGTACCACATTCTCCATCAAAATTAAATCCTACTGTTCTTACTGTTCCATCTTTTAGTAAGAATACTGTATGACCATTTCCGCATGCTACCTGTTTTACATTATTTAGATTAGGTATAGTATATAAAGATAATTGTAAACTACTAATTTCACCAGTACCACATTGTCCATGTCCATTAGCTCCTACTGTTCTTACTGTACCATCATTTAATAAAAATATTGAATGATTGTTTAATCCCATGTCTAGTTACCTCCTTTTATTTTAATTTATACATCTTTATTTCAAAGTCCTTAAATAATTTATCTATGGGCCTAAATGTTTCACTATCTATAGTTATTTCTGTAAATAAATCTGATAAATACTCAAATGCATATTCATTAACTTCTTGAGCTGTTGGATCGTTCCCCTGTATTGGTATAGGTATATACGTTGCACCTATAGGTTCATATGATGAACTCTTTATATTATAATAATTATTATATTATTTTATTAGGAATCTTGATAATAGACTATAATCATATTGAGCTATAGGTAGATTATATCTAGAAGATAAATAGGTCTCATTCTAAATAACTTCTTGTGTAGTAAGTATTTTATCATATACTATAAGCTCATAGAAGTTTCCTCCCCCATAAATGTCATCATTTATATATTTACCTAATAACCAATTTCTAGATGAACTTCTTAAAGAATAATTAGGCATATAAGCAGATTTTTCATTTCCATTATTCCTACTAATAACAGTAGCGGCATTTTTATTCACTATATCAGTAGATATAATTGAGCTTTGCGATGTCTTATTTTCTACAGTCCATCTTCGTTGATCAGCCACTACAGCAACAGAATCTCCTACTATATTAAATATTATAGAATATAGTATATACTATATTCTATAATAATATCTATTGATAAAAATCATTAAATACACTATCAGGTATTTTATACTGCATTGTTGTAGATACATTAGGATCGTTAAACTTTTCTTTATAAGCTTTTCTTCCTAATTTAGTAGATAATAATGCTTCCATAGCTTTTTCATCTTTTTCATATTCAGAATGCATCCAATCTTCAAATGAAATAGCTTTAACTGAATTCAAATAATCTAATTGTGCTTTGACTTGAGATGGAGATTCATCATCCATTATATCTAATTGCTCAACTATATTATCATATTTATCTTCTAATGATTCATAAGTTTCATCTATGTCTTCATCGGTCTTGATGGTTCCTTTTTGTAGTCCCCATCTTTCCATTAAATCCTTACCCTCATACCAAATATATAATGCCATTAAATATGAGAATATTTGGTCATCATGTCCAGTATTTGCATGTTCAATTTTACCATTTCTTTTTACTTCAAGAGTTTCTAATTCTTCATAAATATATGGAGATATAAATTTATCTTTATGATACTCCATTCTTTCTCTAAGAATTTGCATTAATAAATCTCTTGTACTCTTTGTAGAATCTAGACCATATACTTTAGTTTTTACTGTCTTTCTAATAGTATTAGCTCCTAATGCTCTTTCTTCTACTACTTTATCTTTGATTTCATAGAATAAATTCTTCTTAATTGAAGTTGTAACTAGTTTTGATAATACAGATGCACCAAAACCACCGTTACGTTCTATATTCACTATAGCATTAGGCATATAATTAGCAACAAGCTGATATATAACCTTTGCTAAATCCACTGTACTTATATAGTTACAGTTTAAATCTGCTACGACTTTTGTAGTTCTAGAGTCTACAACTGTAATAGCAGATGAGTCTCGATTAAATCCTCCAGATACGTCAACGCCTATCAAAGGCGGATATCTTCTAATATCTTGAATTTCTTCATAAATATTAAATAAGTATTTACCCATAAACATTATTTGTTTAATAGGTTCTTTAATCAATGATTTAACGATATCTAAATCTTCTTTTCTAAATGGTGAATTAGTAGCAGTTTTAGCCCATTCAAGAAGAACTTCTCTTCTGATCTCAGGCCATTTACGTTGCATGTCTATTACCATTGACTTAAACCAATCTTCACTTAATCCTAATTGTTGATATGTGTATCTAATATATACAAACGATGAATTAGTATTAGCTGCAATAAGTTCTTCTAATTGAGTATAAGACATATCATACCATAATTCTGAGAACTTTGTTGCATCTTCTTTCATTGAGAAAGCAAAATTACCTTCATCTGTAGTTAAATCTCCAGGGGTTGTGGTTATTATAATACCATAAGGAGCTCCATTTTTTTTAGCATTCATAGATGCTGTTTTGAATGCTGGAACTGCAGCAAGATATAGTGTTTCATTGAATGGAACGAATGCCCATTCTTCTAAGTGCATTCTAGGTATAGTCATACCTCTACCAAGACCATTAGCAGCAACTTTATTTCTAGCAGCAGGTAAAGTCTTAATTCTATTACCATTTAGAGGATGTTGTATAGATTCAATTGTATTGGTAGCTTTTATCTTCTTTCCATCTTTACCAAATGTTTCTGCCATTTGTAAATAACTTGGTAAAGCATCTCTGTAGTCTTTTAATCTTTGTAAGTTTAATTTAGAGTCTTCATGTTTCTTATTTACCATAATACACTCACTATTTACACTACCAAAGTTATGTTCCCATAATAGTCTTGTTAAAACAGCAGCAGTTTTACCTTGCTGTCTTGGTATTTCATAGAATATATTCATATTCATAGATACACAGAAATTAAATGCTAAATTAGCACGATGTAATTTATATCGAACACCTGAACCTTTGGTTCCACCTTGATCTGGTATTCTTACTACTTCTCTTATAAAATACCAATAATTATTTATACATTCTCTTAATATCTTTTGTTTCATAAATGCATTTAATCTAGGATCTCTAGGATCTACTCCAGCTAAATCTGGATCTAATAATACTAAAAAGAATTTATTATTTTGTATTCCTTTTGCTTTTAGAAAGTTATGCATATCTAAAAAAGATTTATTATTTGTACTCATATGATAATAAATTTTTTTAGGATAGGTAATACTATTATCTATCAATTAAGTTCACCTCCAATATAATATGAAATTATATTTATTTACATGTTTAATTATTATATTGGAGATATCAGATAATAAGAATAAATTAAACAATAAAAATTATAGAGAACTTAAAGTTCTCTATAAAAAAATACCCCTTAAGTCATGTAATAACATCTGAATTATTAATTATTAAATTTTTTTAGAAATTTAATAATTTAAAAAATAATTAAATTACTTTGATGTTATGTATAAAATTAATTTTTATATTTTTTTGTAAAATAA